ACAGCAAGAGATCCAAATTCAAGAATTAATAAATCATTAAGAAAGTGGAATTGCTAAATGGCATTATCAACATATTCAGAATTAAAAGCATCAATTGCTAATTTTTTAAATAGATCAGATTTAACAACTGAGATACAAGACGACTTTATAAAATTAACTGAAGCTGATTTTAATGCTAAGTTAAGAATAAGACAGATGGAGCAGCAAGATGATATTACTATTGATGCTGAACAAGTAACAGTACCAACAGGATTTTTAGCTGTTAGATCTTTATATATATTACAATCATCAGTTAAATACCCATTAGAATATATAACACCTCATAATATGTTTGAAATTAGAGGTGGTTCTAGAACTGGTAGACCAAGAGCTTACACATTGGAGAGTGATAATGAAGTGGAAAAATTTAGGTTCGGTCCTGCTCCTGACATTAGCTATACTGGTAAGTTATCTTATTATAAAGCTATCGGAGCACTTAGTGATTCAAATACAACAAATTATATTTTAAGTAAACATCCAGCTATATATTTGTATGGTTCTTTATATCATGCAGCTAACTTTCTTGGTGGAATAGATCAACAACAATTAGGACAATGGTTACAGATGTATTCTACAGCATTAGAAAGATGTGAAAATAACGACAGACAAGATACATATGGTGGTGCACCTGTTACACAAAGAACAGATGTACAAACAGATTTATCATTTTATAGGAATAGATAATGCAAGTACCTTTTGGAGAATGGCTACCTGATCAACCTGAACATTTGAAACAGGGAGCTAACGTAGCAACTAATGTATATCATGCAATGGGATCTTACAAAAGATTTCCATCTTTAGTTAGTTATAGTACAAATACAACAAGTACAAATGCAAGAGGTGCAGGTTCATTTAGAGATAATTCTAATAATATTTTTAACTTTGTTGCAACTAATTCTAATATATATCAATTAGCATCAGGTACATTTACATCTAGAAAAGGATCTCTTACAGGTGGTGATACAGACTTTTGGACATTTACACAATTTGGTAATTATGTAATTGCAAGTAATGGAGTAGATGCACCACAATATTATCTAATGGGAACATCTACAAACTTTGCTAATCTAAGTTCTATAGTTACAGCAGGATCATTACCTACATTTAGAGTTTCAGGTGTTGTTCGAGATTTTTTTATTACAGGTAACCATACAAATAATACTAATAGAATACAATGGTCAGGTATTAATGATTTAGCTACATGGTCAGGTAAACAATCAGATTCTCAAGATTTACCTGGATCTGGTGGACAGATAGTAGCTATTACATCAGGTGAAATTGGTTATGTATTTAGGCAAAATCAAATTATACGTATGGACTATGTTGGTGGAGCTGTAGTATTTAGATTATCAGTTATATCTCCAAATAGAGGAGCTGTTTATGGACAAACAGTTTGTCAAGATAACAGACAAGTATTCTTTTACTCTGATGATGGATTTTATCAATTAAGTGGTGATAGTATTTCACCTATTGGTGCAGAAAAAGTTAATAGATTTTTTGATCTTGATCTTAATAAAGCATATACAGATAGAATTAAAGCAGCTACTGATCCATTTAATCAATTAGCTATGTGGGCATATCCAAGTAAAGCTAACACAGGTGCATCAGGATTATGTGATAGAATTATTATATATAACTATGCAACTAAAAAATGGTCATTAGCAGAAGCTCAAACAAGTGTAATATTTCCACAATTTGTAGGAGCTTTTACAGTTGAGTTAATGGATATTATATCTGAAAACTTAGAAGATATTAATGCTGCATTAGATACAGACTTTTGGAATGGTGGTCAAATGTTCTTAGGAGCTATAGATCAAAATTTTAAAGCAGCTATATTTTCAGGAAACTCTAATCAATGTGAAATAGAAACAGCAGAATTAGAACCTTTTCCTGGACTTAGAGCTAATATAACAGGTGTTAGACCTATAGTAGATGCTATATCTACACTAACAGTTAAAACAAGAGAAAGAATAGCAGATGATGAAACAGCTTCATCTTCTGTTACACAAAATGCTAGTGGATTGAATCCTGTAAGAAAATCTGGTAGATACATAAGAGCTAATGTAAAAATACCAGCAGGAACAAACTTTACACATGCACAAGGTGTTGATTTTATAGCAAGTAGAGCAGGAATTAGATGAGTGATATAAACGATATAGATAATGTAAGATATTCATTTGAATCACAAGAGTTTTTTCAAAGACAGTTAGAACAAAGTGTGAACGAACTAATTAACAAGAATAATACTGAAAGTGATAAAGCTTTCGTATGGTTTATGGGAGATTAAATGGCAGGAATAAAAGATTATAGTACAACAGCTAGTAATAATACTTCGGTAGGAGGTGTTAGTATTGCTGAAGGTATGTTGCCTTCAAATATTAACAATGCTTTTAGAGCCATTACTGCTGATATACGAGAGTTTTACAATGACTCTCAATGGGTAATTTATGGTGATGGTGATGGATCACATACTTTTGCATACGCAAGTGGTACATCATTTACAGTAGCAGGAGCTAATGTTACTTCTGTGTATCATGCTAATAGAAGAATTAAAGCTGTTGGATCATCAACAGGAACAATAGTTGGAACTATATCTAGCTCATCATTTTCAACAAATACAACTGTAAATGTAACTTGGGATTCAGGTTCTTTGCAAAGTGAAACTTTAGTTATATATCTTGCAGCATTATCACAAACAAATAATTCAATACCATTAGATGTAATAGATTCTGGTAATCTTAAATCAAATGCAGTTACTACAGCTAAAATAACTAATGCAGCTGTTACAGCAGATAAATTAGCAAGTACATTAGATATATCTGGTAAAACAGTTACATTACCTGATGGTTCTATAGCAGCAACAAAACTTGCAGCTGACTCTGTAATAACTTCTAAAATTACAGATGCTAATGTAACTACAGCTAAAATAGCAGATTCTAATGTAACAACTGCAAAAATTGCAGATGATGCAGTTACTGCTGCTAAAATAGCAGATGCAGTATTAGTTACAAACTCAGAACATTCAAGTCATACAGCAGATGATGTTACACTATTTACTACACAAGCATCTGATGCTAGATACTTTAGACAAGATTCAACAGAAACAATATCATCAGGTGATACTTGGTCATCAGGAGATACAAAGATTGCAACAACAGGAGCAATTAATGCTAGAATAGTAGATCTTATAGATGATGTTGGTGGATTTGTACCAATAGATAATGAAACATCTTTTCCATCAACTAATCCAGGAGCTGGAGTTTTAGTTAGTATTCAAGCTATTAGTAGTACAAGAACACCATCTACAGGAACTGTAACTATAGCTAATGGTCAAGGATCAAATACAGTTACAATTAATAATGTAGGAACTACAGTTTTAACAGCAGGATTTGGTGCTATTGTAGAAGCAACATCTACTTTAAATACTTACGATTTTCACAGACTACAACCTAAAGCAACAGAAGTTTCTACAGTTGCTACAAATATTACTAATGTTAATACAGTTGCTACAAACATATCAAATGTAAATAGCGTAGCATCTAATGCAACAAATATTAATACAACTGCAACAAACATTGCAGATGTTAATACATTTGCTAATAGATATAGAATAGCATCATCAGCTCCAACAAGCAGTCTCGATGTTGGTGATTTATATTTTGACACTACTGCTAATGAATTAAAAGTTTATAAATCATCTGGTTGGGCAGCTGCTGGATCTTCAGTAAATGGTACATCTCAAAGATTTACATATACTGCATCTGGTGGACAAACAACATTTACAGGCAATGATAATAATTCAAATAATTTAACATATGATTCGCCATTTATAGATGTATATCTTAATGGTGTAAAACTTGTTAATGGTACTGACGTTACAGTAACATCAGGTAATTCTGTTGTTCTTGCATCAGGAGCTACAGCAGGTGATACGTTAGATTTAGTTGCATTTGGTACATTTAATGTTGCTGCAATCAATGCAGGAAACATTACAGCAGGTACATTAGATAATGCTAGATTACCTAGTGTTATATCTGATAAAACAATACAAGCTACAGCACTTACAGCTAAAGGTGATGGATCATCAGCTGATGGTAAAATTACTTTAAACTGTTCACAAAATTCACATGGTGTTGCAATACAATCACCAGCTCATTCTGCTGGTCAATCATACACATTAATATTACCTACATCTGTAGGAAGTAATGGACAAGTATTAGCTACATCAGGTTCGAACACAAACCAATTATCTTGGGTTACTGCAACAGAAACAAAACCAACTGTAGCCAATGTATCACAAACAATAGCACCAGCTACAGCTACAACAATAAATATTACTGGAACTAATTTTTCAAATATTCCACAAGTAGAATTTATTAATTCATCAACAGGAGCTATAACAAGAGCAAATACAGTTTCATTAACTAATGCAACTACGTTATCAGTTAATTGTACTTTAGCATCTGGAACTTATTATGTTAGAATAGAACTTGATGATGGTAATGCAGGAAGATCTGCAAATGCTATTATTACAGCATCTACAGCTCCAACATTTAGTACATCAGCAGGTTCTCTTGGAACTATTGCAGGAGATTTTTCTGGAACAGTTGCAACAGTTGCTGGATCATCAGATAGTACAATTTCATTTTCTGAAGTTACAAACGTATTAACAAATGGATCACAAGCTAATTGTACATTAAATAGCTCAACAGGTGCAATTACAACATCAGATTTTGGTGGTAGTTCAACAACGCCAACAACTTATAATTTTACATTAAGAATAACAGACGCTGAAGGTCAAACAGTAGATAGAGCATTTAGCTTAACATCTAGCTTCGGTGCAA